GCCAGCAGCCGTTGAGTGGCACACGAAGAACAACCCGGACAAAAACCAATCAGAAACGAAAAAGGCCTACGCCGTTAAGCGCAAGCCCTTGATATTCATGGTGCCGAAGCCGGAATCGAACCGGCACGCCCTTACGAGCGGGGGATTTTAAGTCCCAAGGGAAATTCAATCAGGCTGCGCCTTTCAATAGGTTTTCCGGTCCGCAATCAGGCTTGGAAGGATGCCATGCAGCCCAATGTTTCCGCATACCTGAAAAAGATTGCGGTCCGGAAAAACCTCTGATTTAAGTTCATAAAAAAGCGCTCAGCGCGAGGTGATAAAAACAAAAGGTATGCCGATCCTGCATATCTCTAAGCGCGCATGTGATTGCACTAGACTCCACGCAAAAGTCACGCCCCTCCCCCGGCGTCCTGCCGACCGAACACCAATCCTTTTTTGACTGCTACGCTTTTCCCAACCACACAGAGGAATCGCCTTGCCAAATTCAGACCTGCTCCCCTCCCTACTGTTCAAGATCAACGAAAACCAACTCGCCTTGGAAGCCGCCATCCTGGAGCTTTCCAATTGGGTCGAGGCGCGCGGCTCGGCTGACGTCGCTGACAACGTGCGCGGCGCCCTGGACACCATCGACAAGAATGAAGAGTTCATCAAGCTGACGCTGGCGGTTCTAATGACGCCAGACTGATACATGCAGTTCGTCGCCCCTCCCTCGTCTGATCGCTACGTCTCGATTACTGTATATCCGAACAGTATCTATAAGGCACGACCGTGGACCCCCTCGACATCGAAGACACCAGCGACTGGCTTGGATGCCCGACCGAACTGGAAACCATCACCCATTACAAACTGATGCTGGAAAACGAAGTCCAGGAATTGAATCTACAACTGCGCAGCGCTCGGGAGAACATCTTCGGCCTGGTGCAAATGTACGACGAAGCCTCGGCGCAACGTGACGTAGCAATGAGCAATCTTCGGGAGCGATCCGGGCAGCTCGCAAAAGTCCGCAAGGAGCTATACGACCTCGACATAGCAGCGAGAGGCTACAAGCGGGAAGCTGACCGGCTGCGCGGGTTACTGGATGGCCTAACCCCTGACTCAAAGACGATCATCTAAGCTCAGTATTCAGATTGAGGGTTTAGCCATGTGCGGACGACTTTCCCAGTACCGGGGCATTCACGACTTTGTGGCAGCGCTCAGTATTCCAAACGCACTGATCAACTATGCCGGCGACCAGCCTTTCGAGCGCTATAACGCCGCTCCGAGCACTCAGCTTGCCCTCTTTCACCAAGATGGTCAGTTTCTGCGCGCTGACATGGTTCGTTGGGGCTGGCGCCCGCACTGGGCCAAAGACCGCGTCGTGCCGATCAACGCTCGAGTTGAGAAAGTAGCCCATGGCCCATTCTTCAAAGCGATCTGGCCGCACCGAGCAATCATCGCGATCGATAACTGGTTTGAGTGGGTTTATGAAGGCGGACCGAAGAAACAGCCTTATCTGATCCGTCGACGTGATAGAGCGCCGATCTTGTGCGCCGCGATCGGCCAATACCCAAACGCCGAACGTGAACCCAGCGAGCATGACGGCTTCGTTATCATCACCGCAGACAGCGCTGGAGGAATGGTCGACATCCATGACCGGCGGCCAGTCGCTCTGAATCCCGAACTTGCCCGGGAATGGCTCGCCCCAGCAACGCCCAAGGAGCGCGCCGAGCAAATGGGGCTATTTCAGGGTGAGCCAACCGAGGTGTTCGAGTGGTACCCAGTGGGCCGATCGGTGGGCAATGTACGGAACCAAGGGCCGGAAGTTATAGCGCCAATTCCTGTGGAGGGTGGTACTACGTAAATCAGGCGATTTTATCTCGAGAGGCCACAGCGTCTTTACGAGCTTTATGTGCTGCCTTACGAAATCGCCTGAATGTGCGGACGCGTATCACTAAGACTTTGTCGTCCTTTTCCTTGTCCTTGTCCTTGTCCTTGTCTTTACCGAGCACCTTGAATTCGCGACGAACGGCTTCCACTGCGCCGACAATAGGGGCGAAGAACATTCGAGGTGTTTCCCTCGCGGCTTTAAGAAATTCTTCTTTGAACATGCTCATTGGGCACGCACCTCCAGCCAGACCTCACGCACAAATGTATACGTGGCACCTAACAACATTATCACAAAGCAGGATATGTCTAGATAAAACAGCAGATGCTCTACCCAGACAAAAACCACTATAAGGTTTTCACTAACGCCCTGCTGCTCCAGCCAATGTACGAATTTTTCGAGGATGGAAGCAATTGCTGCGATAGCTATAAACATAGCAGTGCCGACCAAGATATGCGCCAGCAGATGCATGGCAGCCTTGAAAATCCCCTTTCCTTCGCTCACTCGCCGCCCCTCTTTCGATTAGAGAAGAACTGTAGCATTGGCGGCGCGATGCACCTATGAAATAGAAATAGCCAGGACGCCTGCGAATAGGGGTTTTCGCGACGGTTTGCGAAAGGCCTTCAGGGCACGTCCTTGAAAAACACGTGACCACCGAGCATCAGTGTCTGAGTGGCCTTCGCCGCCCAAGCAGGGGCTTTCTTCATGGCGATCGCGTAATAGTGCGTGGCGCCACCAGTCGGGTCGGACACCTTGCCATCGACGACCTGGCCAGCCGCGATCTGCGCCTGGGCAAATTCACGGAACGGGATCGGCTTGGCGCCACTCAGGTACGCATAGTTCGGGTCGTTCCTGTTCCAGCAGCTGAACTGGTACGGCTTCTGGCACACGCCGGCGTAACCTTCGCCCCACCATGACTTGTCCTTGCCGTCATTCACACGGTTGCGGATGGTCCAGGCCACGGCGATCTGCCCGGCCAGCGATTCGCCGCGGGCCTCACCCCACAGCGTGCGCGCGAGGATGTCGAGGTCCTTATCGGTTGATGTCATCACTTTTCTCCAGGCAAAAAAAAGCCCGCTTTTTAGCGGGCTGAGATAATGAACAATATTTAAAAATCTTCTTACATCACACGAGGAAGCCGAGCGTAATTAACTAACCGCTTGCACTTGCGATGAGCGCAATGAGGTTTTTTTATGCGCATAATTTATGATTGGCTTCTCCACAAAATACCAGGATATAGAAGTTATCAAAAGAGTCCCTAAAAAAATCGTGCCAACCAAAAATGGAATTGGGTAAGCTAGCGACCCATAGAAACCCAAGATCGGATCGTGCCCACCATACATAACAGCTTGAATCAACGGATAGTGCCAAAGATAAAATCCATATGAAACTGTCCCAAGCCAAACTAATGGTTTAAAGCTCAAAACTCTTACAAGCATAGAGCTCTGATCCGAAACAACTTTGGCGATAACCATTGCGGACGCTACTGCAACGATACCGAAACCATGTCTACTAAGCGAGAAGTCGGTCATCTCCTGGTTGAATAGAACAACCAGAAGAAACGCCAGCGCAGGAACCCACAGGAGACCTACTCGACGCAGCACATCGGTAGACACGAGAGCCAACAATGCCCCTACCAACAAGGCATCAGCATGCGTATCAAACCCATTGTATATTCTAGACAAATGCGCATTACCGAGAAACAGGTACGTTCTCCAAGCTACGATGCTCAAGATCAATGCGAAAATGAAGAGTGGAAGCTTTCGAGGTGAGCACCATATGAGCAAGGATAGCAGCAACGGCCACAACAAATAGAATTGCTCTTCGATTGCTAGCGACCAAGTGTGACCTGTCAGAACGGCGTCGTACCACTCAAAAGCCCGATACCAATTCATCACATAAAACAGCGACGGAATAGTCTCAAGCGTCAAATTATATTTATTATAAATAGCACAATAAGCTACGACAGCAACTAACAAGAGAATCAAGGCAGGATACAAGCGTCTGGCACGACGAATATAAAACCCAACAAAATCGATAGCCCCAGACTTATTTTTCTCTCTACATAAAATACTTGTAATCAAGTAGCCACTTAATACAAAGAAAACCTCAACGCCAATGTACCCTCCCTTCATTAAGGTTCCACCGGTATGGTGAAAAAATACTGCAATGACAGATAGCGCCCTAAGCCCATCCAGCCCTAAAATTCTTTTTGCTTCACTTTCACTTTTTTGGCCGGCAAGCATATCCCATACGCCCGAAATCATTGATAGTGGCAAATTGTATCTAATGTATTTCAAGAAGAACACACGAAACCGTCTAACGATACGGTCCTTTCGGCAGAGCAAGGGCGTGGGCAGCAGAATTCTTCCCTCAATCAACCATGACCTTGGGCGTTTTACGGATGGCCGTGACGGCTTAACATCAAATGGTTTCGTCGGAGCTGAACACGGGGTCGGCCACAATCTCTGGGATGGGAGGTTCAGCCGGCCACACAGGCGCCTGATACCAGGTTGCCTGAACTGTGACCTTGCCCAGCGCGAACTTGTAGACCTTCCAACCCTTCAGATTGATTAGTAGCGAAGCCTGTTCGGCAACATCCTCATCAGTGGCCTCCCCCACTTCAATACCGAAGCCGATCGTGTCGACTCGATCTTGAATGCGAGCAATCTGCGACACTGCCGCGCTGTTCCGTGCAGCCAGCTCAGCTTTTGCCAGGGCCAGCGCCTCCGCAGCCAGAACAGCATCCTTCATCGCTTTGGTGACCAATTTGCTCCAATCGATATTCATTTAGCGGCCTCCACGGTAACAGCAGGATCTGCCAATGGTTGGGGCAGGCTCACAACACCGTCAGCAACATCGAGCAGCGGCTCCGGATATGCCTGCTCTGGACTGAAGTTGATGGGCAGCGGCAAGAATATAGTCAGCTCCAGCTTGCCTTCGACGCGATCAACCTGGCCCGCAAACCACTGCGAGTTGATCGCGTTGGCAGGCAGCGTGTCACCGTCAGCCAGCGGCGAAAAGTCGAACACCTCACCATTCACCACCAGGGAATCACCGCTCCGGATGACGCTCAGGCTGTTGTCGCTCCGTATCGGGCGCAATTCAATCCTCATCAGAACCATCTCCCAACTGCAAAAATATTAAACGACAAGACAGAAGTGACCGTTGATGCAGGAGGAGAAGCCAGGTACAGGCTAAATGTGTTGCCGTTGGTCGCATCGGCCGAAGGGCACCACGCTGAGCGTCCTGCAACAGCTGGATCTCGCATCTGAACAAAGAGCAACGGGGCCGCAGCAAATGCGGCGGGCGTATTCCCTATAATTGGGCCGGCATATCGATTTGCCGTGACTCCGGTCCAGCCAGGTGTAACGCCAAGGGATTGCACTGTGATCATCAGCCCGGAGGCGAACTTCACCCATGAGCCGGCGGCGCTCGATCCAGACTCAAAGATCGCGCCTGTGGGAACCCCACCGTTCTGGGAGACCGTGCCCAAAATCGCGGCGAGTGCAGCACTTCCCAGCCCCAGCCCAGCGCGAGCCTCAGCGGAATTCGTACCGCCGGTGCCGCCCTGAGCGAGAGACAGAGCTGTCGTCAGATTTGACAAGGATGTGATGTCGCTGTTGGCGCCCGACTTGGCCGCGCCGAGAGTGGTTCTGAAGGCTGGAGCGTCAGCATCATCCAGCAGCGTTTTGCTGAAGTCAGACACGCCCAAGTTGGAGAGCGCGGCTCCCGCGGTGCTTGCTCCGGTTCCACCCTTCACTACCGGCAGAATTTCGTAGTTGCCGGTGGTACCAAGTGCAGCGAGCTTTGCACCAAACTGATTGACCAGTGCCCGAAGCGCGTCGGCCGAGTCTTTCACATAGCCCTGCATCGGCGCCAAAGCGTAGATGCCGGCATTATTGGTTGCGCCCTGATAGGTCGGTGAGATCGAGAGCGCGGTATCGCTCGCGATGTTGGTCACTTCGTACCAGCCGCCATCCGGGCCACGGAAAGCATCACCGACTCGGCTGTTGGCAATAAAAGAGGTACCCGCGCCAATTACGGCACTCGAATTTTGGACGACAGAAACCGTCCCGGTTTTGTACCAGGGCATCGATTATCTCCAGAAAAGTTTTGGGTCAGGCCAGCAATTTGGCGCAGAGGAATGGCCGGTGGCCTTGGTCAGTCCAGGCAGTGGTGGCGAGGCTGTACATCATAATCCGGCCGTTGGCGTAATCGACGCCAAGCGCGCACCCCCCACCCGACGCATTGTTGTGGCAGTTCATGGCGAAAGGGTTCAGGGAGACGTACTCGCCTGAGCCGAGCATCTTATTAATTCCCCAGAAATACCGGTGGCCCACGGTCAGCTGCTCGTCTCCGAGGTACGTCCAGTTTCCGGCCGCGAAGGTCACGACAACCGCCGGCGCGCCACTGTCGTAAACAAGCGCCGCGTTCTGGTCCCACATCCGTAGCCCATAGGCCGCCGTACCCATGGACGCCCAGGCGGCCACGAAGTACTGTCCGCTTAACGTGGCGTAGACGTTGGATGCCTTCATGGTGAACCCGGTCCAGTTTCCCGGCCCGCCGGTGAACCACACCGATATCGGAACCTGGATCGCGCCCTGATCCGGGCGAATGAACACTAGCGGCGGGTCCTGGCTTGTGATTGCTCTGGCAAACACCCCCGACGCATTGGTAGTCCCCGAATACGCCCCCTTGGTGAGCATGCAAAGTCTGGGGGCCTCGGCGTCAATCTGGACAAATGCATTGTCGTTGATGCTCTGAAAACCAAAACTCATGTCGAGTACCTTATCGCGTAGGCCTTGGCGGCAACCGTTGAGCCAATAGTGGAAGCACTTGAGGATGGGTTTTTGCGCCTGACTACTACCTGGCCCACTGCCGTCGTGACGAACGGATAGGACTTTTGATTCCCGCTGCCGTCTGTTTCGGACGACTGCACATCCTGCGCCCTTGTCGGAATGATCATGAACACGCAGTTAGCCGGGTTGAAGCCCGGAATGCTCAGCGTGTAGTCGGGCGCGACTCCACTGAAGTCGATCACGCCCTGCCAGATCACCTGGTAGGTGAAGCTGTTGGTGTCCATGGATAGGCCACCGCTTTCATCAAAAACACGTAGGCCAAATGAAGCCATAGTTCACCCCAGATAGCCGAGACGGACACGCAACACGTTGTTGGCGTCGTAGACCGAGACGTTCAGCGAGTTGATCACCAGTCGCCCCTGCCCAGGGACGATGCCGTTGATTTCAAGCGTTCCGTCTTTATTGAGAATCCAGCCTTGCTGGCCGGCGATGTAGTTGGTCGAGCTGATGTAGCTGCCGATCTTGGCGTTGGTGATGGTGCCGTCCGCGATAAACGCCGAGTTCATGAACACCTGCCCACCCTGCACCGCAAACGGAACCGAGATGGCGCCGCCGGCGATGGTGTTGACGATGGCAAATCGGTCCGCACTCACCAGGAACTGGCTTTGCAGACCGGCGCCGGTGTTCTCGATACCCAAGCCGATACCGGCTGCGACGTACTGCCCTCCCGCGGTGACCTGCATCTTCACTGACCACATCGTGCTCAGCTTGCCGGCGGTGTCGGCGTAGGCCGTCGAAGTCTGCTGAATCGCGGCGGTGTTTTGCCCCACCGACACATTCACCTGATCGATCTTCGTGGCCGTTGCTGACTCGTTGGTGGCGACCACTTGTTCCAGCTCGGTGATGTTCGCCGCGTTCTCGCCGATGGCAGCGTCGAAGGTAGTGATCCTCTGTGCCATCGCTTCGTTTTCAGAGGTGCGAACCTTTGATTCGGAAGCGATCGCCGCGGTGCTGGTCCAGCCCTTCAGCGCATCCGCCAGATCCCCTTCGCCATTGTCGTCTCGGGATGACGCCCGCAACGTTTGGAGCGCCGTAACCTGGGCAGTGACCACGCCGTCGAGCTCGGTGATCTCGGCAGTGTTGGTCGCGACCTGTTGCGCCAGGCCATTGGCCGTCTCGACGGTCTGGCCAACATCCAGCCAGAAGTCCTCATTCGGCGGAGGGGTTTCGAGCGGCACGGCGCCGGTAGCCTGATAAATCCGCTTGCCGACCACAACCAGATCGTATTCAACATAGGGGACTTGTGGGTCGTAACCCTTGAGGCCGTCCAGCGCATCGATCTGCGCCTGAAGCCCAGGTATCTTCTCGATCTCGTCCAACAGGTCCTGGCCGAGCTCCGTCTCAGTGATCTGCCCGGCGATCATCTCAAGGATGTCCGCTGCGTTTGCGCTGGACTGACCCTGCACACCTAGGCCGATCGGATACCACGGACCAATATTGCCGATCCGATCCACCAGCCGCGCCCAGAAGTAGAAGGTCACACCAGCCTTCAGGCCAAGCATGGAGAAATCGCTTTGTGGGTACGACAGGTCGGTCAGCTTGGTTGCAGCTTCCAAGCTGGTCGTCGGCCCGTACCAGACTTCAGTCCGCTGGGTGTCTTCGGCGCCAGCCGGGAAACCCCACTTCAGGTAGATGCCGAACAGCAGCGGCGTGGCCGTCAGGAACGACACCGCCGGCGGCAAACCTTCCTTCCCCTTCAGGTTGGTCAGGATCGAGTTGCGCCAAATTGACGAGATGTCGAAGGCACTCACCGCGCGGACGCGGGCCACGTAAGCGCCGGCGTAGATGCCCACCACGTCGACACTGGTCATCCCTGTACGCTGCAGCTTGATCCAGTTGCCGCTGTCCTTGCGCCACTCCACGTCGTAGCCGACTGCGCCAGCAACCGCCGGCCAGGTGATGGTCATGGTGGCGACGGCAATGCCCTGGGATACAACCGAGTTTGACGTAACGGTCACACTGGCCGGCGCCGTAACGACGGTGATCGGAATCACGCTGATCGGCCGCTCTTCCAGGCGGGCGCCGGTGTCGATGTAGGCGAACTTGCTTGGGTCGTACTGCAGAGCACTGATTTCGAAGTCGCCCTCGGCGGTGCGCCTGGTCCGCAGCACGCGGTACAGCGGAATCGCCAAATCATCGGCGTCCAATGCCCATTGCAGCTGTGGCAGTGGTGCTTCGCTGTAGTTGGTGGTCACGGTCACGGCGCGACCGTTCACACTTTGCACAGTGCGACCTTCAGCCCTGCCACCCGGCAGGTTGATAATCAGGCGATCACCGGCCTTGGCCTGGGTGTCACGGTCCAGCGTCACGACACGGCCAGCGACGACAGAGATGCGTCCGCCGACCTCACGGCCCGCCAGCAGCGAATCGGCCACAGGGATGATGTGGCCCGGGAGCGGGATCACCCCCTCCATGCCGGTCTTAAACGAAATGGTACGGTCTTGATTGTTACTGAGGATCGCCCACTTGCCGCGGCGCTGCGCCTCGGACGCACGGGTGCAGCCAATTGCACTCAGCTCGGTCGGCTTGTCACCCATGCGGCGCTGAAGGTCCAAGTCCGCGAAGGGGATCACATCGGTGTCGTAGTTGTTCGCCGGGTTGTCGTAGCTGACCAGAGCCCGGGTGTACCGAGTCTTGGCCGAGGCGCTGCCGTAGGAGAACTTCCCGTCGATGACGTTGGCGCGGGTGAACACATAGTCGAAGTCCTGCGCGCGCGGCATGTCCGCTTGCATAACCAGTTGGCCCTGAGCCCAGTAGGTCATGCCCCGATAGATTCCGGCGATGTCGCGCAACAGGGACCAGGCATCAGCCTTACCTTGCAGGTTCATGTCGCAGAGGAAGCGCGGCTCTACACCGCCGAGGCCATTCGGCACCAGCTGGTCGCAGTACTGCGCAATCCGATAGAGTTCCCACTTGTCGACCATGAACGACTTGATGCGTTTGCCCAGGCCGAAACGGTCTTCAGTACAAACGCCGTACGTGATCCAGGCCGGGTTATTGGTCCAGGCCTGTTTCATGGAGCCGTCCCACGTGCCGGTGTAGGTTCGGGCGATTGGGTCGTAGTTGCTCGGCACCTGCCATCTGCGCGCACGGCACTTCACGGTGACCGCCGGAATGTTAGTGAACTGCTCTGCGTCGAATTCGATGTAGAGCAGCGCCGTGTTTGGGTACCGCAGCTTGGCGTCGATCACCTCGGTGTAACCGGCGATCAGCATCGTGTCGGCGATTTTGTTGCTGTTCTGGTTCGGCGTCAGGCGGCGGACGCGGATCTGCCAGCCGACGGTGGCGTCCGGCAAGTTGATGCGCGGCGAGCGCTCGTACCGCGTGGTGGTCTTGCCATCCACAGCGTCGACCAGCACCTGCTGATAGGCGCCGCCGTCGGTGGCCACATCAATGGCGTAATCAATACGATAGCCACCAATGTTGCCTTCATCGTCTTGGCGTTGCAGCGCAGGCCAAGCGAGGCGCACCCGAACGGCTGAAAGCTGAATGTTGCTGATCGATCGCACCCAAGGCGAATCGCTGCGCAGCTCTACGTTGAGCGTGGTTTCGTTTTCGACCGATGGAATACCAGGGATATAGGTTTGGTCGACGGAACCCGAGCGCCAGTCCCACTTCACATTAGGGAAGTTGTAGTTACCGCTCGCGTCCCGGATCGGGGTGTTGTCCAGATAGATGTCGTAATCGGTTGGGACTTCGTCGAACTCGCCCTCGCCCACGGCGATAAGCAGCTTGGCCAGGTTGGTCGAGCGCAGGCTATCGCTGGCCTCGGTCGGTGATTTTGGTTTGCTCTCCCCGCCCTTCGCGCCGTGGATGTCGATCTTCTTTGCTGCGCCCATGCTTTCCTCCAGGCGAAAAAAAACCGCCTCATGGGCGGCCTGCTTGCTGCGTGCGGTTTACGCTTTGTCTTCGGCAAGGATCGATGCGGAAATGATCATACCGCCCCACCGGCGTTCGCCAATGCAGATCGGTACCGGGTTGCCGCTGGCAGTGGTGTTTTTGGCGCTGCCGAAGGCGTAGGACGGCGAGTTCTCAGGGGATGCGCTTTGTTTAAGACCTGACGCCTGCGGGCTGAGCATCTGGATTACGCCGCCCGCGACAAGGGCGATGCCGACAGGGGCCAGGGCCTGAAAGCCGGGAATGAACGACGCGGCAATCAGGACTGCGCCAATGATCGTTTGCAGCAGACCAGCACGTTTGCTGCCGCTGATCACCGGGACAATACGAATTTCCTGCGCCCCACCCAGTGCAAAGTCTTTCTCGGGGACATTTTTTCGATTGCGGTAAATTGCGAAGCGCATACCGCGGCGCTCTAGATTTTTAATCGCCGCCTCGAATCCTTCGATCGTGCATTTCAGAGCCTTAAATGCTTCACCTACCGACTTGCTGCCAAGATCCCTGTAGTGCTCGCGGCCAAAAAGCTTGATCAGCGGTCCGGACAGCAGAATAGTTGTCATGGATTGGTTGTTGTTCACGAGCGCTGCCATAGGTTTTCTCCAGGCATAAAAAACCGCCCGAAGGCGGCTCATTTGATGATCGTCAGAGGCAGTCGTTTATCGCCTGCTTCATTTCGCCCCGGCCATAACCAGGAGACCAAGCCATTCGCTGATATAGCGTGACCGTGCTTCCCTTCGCCGACTTGCGGATATCAAGCAGCTCATCGGTCATGTTGTTGTTCGCGACGAGCAGACGGTAACCGTTCTCCGTTTCCGACATCGAAGCGTCGCTGCGCGCGTCCTGCCACTTTGGGAAGACGCAGAGCGCATAACGCTTTGGGTCTTTCGCGGTAGCTGCCTTTAAGCTGGGGTCGTTCTTTTGCAAGTCGCCAGGAGACACACACCCCGCCAACAACGCAACAGCCAACCCCCCTACGAATAATTTCATGCAGGTCACTCCTGTGGAAAGCGGGCAATGTAGCATCGAGCGACTCGATCAAAAAATCTGCTCGAGCTGAGGGCCGCACCTTCTACGGATCTACGCTTTCAGCGATTCGCCTTACGTCACTGATCAGGTGCCCGAAGGAGGCTAGGAACTCACGTTTATTGGTACTCGACATAGGGGCCGAGGACTAACCCTGTCATGTCAGAACTCACCCGGTAAATCACCTCTTTATTAGCTTGAGCGGTAGCGGCAACCGTTCTAATAGCTGGCCCTGCACACAGCCCACTACCCGGTCCTGCACCAATATTTAGCGAGCCTGGTTCGACAAAAAACGATGCTTTCTCGCCAGAACCAAGTTTTGCCGCTCTCTTGCCATCTACATAGATGACAAAGTCGCAGGCTGACGAATTAACCCCGCCATCCCTCACCACCGTGACCGTCCCGTAAGCACCCGCAGGTCTTGATTGGAAGGCGTAAATTTCGTCACTTGGAGCCTGCACGGCTTCGTTCACAGATATCGGATTAGAAGAACATCCCGCCAACAGCATCACCGCCACCGCACCTATCAAAATCCGCATGATTCTTCCTCATCCTGAAAGTGGGCGACTGTAGCACTGGCATGCAAGAAACTAAAAAGCCCAGCAGGTGGGCTGGGCTTTCATTTACTTCTGCCGGACATCTAGGATCGTAGCTCCAGGGTACTTTTCAAGAATCTTTCTTTCCGCCTCTCGCTGGTCCACACCGTTTTGCAAAACGTTGTTCATGCCAGTTCCATTACTTGCTTTCAGCTTGAAAGAGTACGTCTTCACAGCGGCCATCGAGCATCTCCTTTGCCTAATTGAGCGTGAACCATAGCACTGAGGTCAAGGCTCATCCAGCTGTACGAATCCCCAGTAACGCCTTGCCGAACAAAGTAGTAGCTTTCGGCTATCAATCAGTCGTTCACAGGGATTAGGACATGGCGAAGCGGGTTTCGAAAGCTGAGCAGGCGATGACTGGGTGGCTGTTCATGATCGCGCTCGTCGTCGGAGTGCCGATCTATCTTTTCGACAAGATGAACAAAACCGTTGGTTGGCAGATCCCGGCCCTGGCTGTAGTCGGATTTTTGCTGCTCCTATTCCTTAATAAATGGTTAAAGAAGCGGGCACGTTTACGCTATCTGCGGGAAAAATATGAGGACGAAGTTATCGTCCAAAAAATACTCAAAAAGACGATCTGGATCGGTCAAACATCGGAACAGCTCGCCGACGCCCTCGGTTATCCAACCGCCACCGATCGCAAACTTCTGAAAACCAAAACTCGTGATATTTGGAAGTATCGCCATCAGGGGGCGAACCGATACGGGCTGCGCATTACTGTCGAGAACGACGAAGTAACAGGCTGGGATTCTAAATCCAGTTGAGGCGCCCGCCATTTTTAAGGATTTCCCAGTCCTTTGCCTGCAAGCCCAAGGACTGGGATTGCGCCAATTTCGGCGCGTTAATGACCTGGAGGTCAATATGAGTAGCTTTGAGGGGGCCCTTATCAAGCATGGGGGCGTTACTTTCGCAGTCGTGATAGTCAAGCACCACTATACAAATTCTTCATCTGCAGCACAGCCAATCCGTGCATCGTTCCAGCCGTACTTTCCTGAAGTTCCCGTTGTTCTGGCGTCACAAGATTCTCGGGGAACCTTCCGCTATCACGGTCGACCAGATCTGGCCAGGCTGCTTGCAGGACTTCACCCTTCGCAGATCCCGTGGATGAAATACAGCACGTAACTGCAATTGTGTCATGCGGGGTTTCTCCTTGTTTGCTGCTGTTCATGAGCACTCCGGCGGGAATCCCGCATCATGTGGTTGGTAGTACATCTTTGTGCCTGAGGATCAAGCGTGTGCGTTGAAGCCAAGGCCCGCCGAAGACGATGATCTCGCTCGGCCGACCGTACAGGTGGTGCAGCAGAAAAGGACCAGGTCCGAAGATGGCCGAATCCTCAGCTGGTAACGCCGGCTCGGCACCGAGGAAGATCCCGGCATGGTTCGGGTAAACCGTCCGCCCCACTTCCATCACGATCATGTCCCCGCGCTGGGGTTGGTCGACCTTATAGAAGCCGGCCGCCTCGTAGTTCGCCTCGTAAAGACTGGTGTTGTCGGTGCTCTCCCACCAACCATCAGCGCGCTTGAAGGCTTCGAACTCCAGCCCCCACTCGCGCTTGTACCAATCGGCACAAACCTGCCAGCAGTCCCAGGCGCCATGCACGAATGGCCGCTTCAGCAGCGGCACTTCACCGGTAGGCATGACCGTGCGCAGATCGCCCTCGGGCCAACTTAGGATGTGCCAAGGCAAGGCCGTGGCCTCGCACATGGCCAAGTCTCGCGGCGACGGCCTGCTGGTGGCGTCCGGGTGCGAATGAACAATACCAATCACCTCGCCCATGTCTTCCGCCGCAGCGTATTCCTCCGGATCGATCCGAAACTCTTCGTTCGGCTCGGTCGAGATATTCCGGCAAGGGTAATACTGTTGTTTGCGCCCAATGCCCAGTAGCAGGCCGCAGCACTCTTTCGGGTACTCGGCAGCCGCGTGTGCCTGGATCGCGCTCAAGATGTGCTTGCGCATGATCAGCTCCGGGCGATTAGGGAGACGGCAGGGAATCCACCAAACGGCAACGGGTTGCCCTCACCGAAGCGGGGGATGCAGCCCCGGCCCAGCGTTGCATCGCACTCGTCCAATTCCGGGTTATCAGTGACCACCCCGTCTTTCGTAACGTACGCCCCGGTGTAACCGCAGCTCGGCCCTCGGTAGCCGCCGGTGAGGCACCAGTGACACAGGGTCGTCGCCTGCCGCCCAATGGATTCACCTCCAACGTCGCCCGGGCTGGCCAACTCCCAACTAACCGTCTCTCCGTCCTCGTTCGTTTTCTGGTCGATGTACCAGACCTCTATCGTCTCTTGGGTTGGGTCTGCCGTCGGGTTGCCCGCCGGGAAATTGACCGCATCGAGGTACGTGCCCAAGGTGTGGCGCATGGTCAGCTTGAACTCGAGCAGATCGTCGAATGCCAGACACAACGCAGTGATGCGTCCGTTGACGTTGCCGACCGACAGCGAAGGCCGTACCGCTGTACCGTCGCCGTTGGCCTCGATGCCGTCGATCTGCATGGGCCAGGCGCCGTACTCCTTGCCCTGCCACCAAATGGCCTTGGCTGGCAACAGCTCCGCATCACCACCGGCGGCAATGATCTCGGCCGGCGTATGCGGGATGGCGTGCCCATGGAAGCGCAGAATGTCCGCACCATAATCCGTACCGTCCAATTCAAAGAGCAGCACTTCGCTGCCAGGCTCTAGGACCTGGATGTCACTGATCAGCGGCATGGGTGTTCCTTATGGCTGGAAAGCACGGTTAAAGGTAGCCGTGAGTTTGAATACGCCGCCGCCCACCGGAGTGGGAACGGGATTTTTGCAGGTGAACAGTCCGAGCTGGCCGAGCGGGGTTGTCCAGGCAAAAGCTTTTGCCCCCGCGTGCCGATCAAGGAACACCATGATTTCCAGAACTTTGGCCTTTGGGCCGCTGTAGGTAACCGGGTAAGCGTCCACCTTGTTGTTCGGACCGTCGCCAGACTCCTGCTTGTAACCGTCGCCAAACTGCGCGGTGCGCACCCGATAGGTAATTTCGGGTGCATCACCGTGCTGAGTTGGCCAGGTGAATGTCTCAATCGCCATCAGGCTCTCCCGTTAACGTTGCGGAAACTCACGCCGCCAGCACGCCACGACTCGGCCACGGCTCTCTCTGCTGCGGCCTTCATCTGCGTCTGGAGGTTTTGCGAAAGCGCCTGCTGGTCGAGCTGCATCCCTTCAGAGCTGCGATCTGGAATCGCTACGGTGACCGGTGCATTGATGCTGATGTTCGATCCGCTGCTGCCACCGCTCAGCGCACGCACGCCGAGATGACCGCCGGCAGTCCGGGTCAGCGGCATGATCGCCTCCGGCCCGGCCTCGCCCATCAGCCCTGCGCCCTTGGCGAACGGGAAAATGGTCGGAGAACTGACCACGCTATTCGAGTAGGCGCTCAGGCCTGGCGTGTCGAAGACATTACCTTTGGCACTGGCCACCGGCGTAAAGCCTGAAAGGTCGCCGCTGTAGCCAGCCTGAGTAGATCCCGCCGAAGCGGCGGTACCGCTGCCAGTGAAATAACTGGTGGCAGCCCCGACCAAGCTACCCAGCAGCGCCGAACTGGCCTGCCGTGTAGCTATGCGCGCCATGTCTGCGATGATCGACTTCGTGAAATCACCGAACGAGGCCTTCCCCGTCATGGCGAAGTTGACGATCGCGTCTTCCATCGAGCTGAAGGCGTTGCTGAACAAGCTTTTCGTCTGTCCGGCAACATCCCGCGCCGACTCCAGGTAGTTCTGCCACGCCGACGACGCGCCGGCGCTCCAGTTGCCCTGAGCGGCGGTCATCTCGTCGTAGTTGGATTGCACGGTGTCGTGCAGATCCTGCTGGGTGGTTTTCAGCGCCTCCAGCTTCTGGGTGTACTCGTCGAGGCTCATGCCGCGCGAGCCGTCGCCGTACTGGTTGGCCAGTTCAAGGCTCTGCTGGTTGAAGCGATCATCGATGCCGTTCTGCTGATCCGTCAGCCCGCGCTGGCGGTCACCCTGGCCAAGGCCAGAAGCCGCACGCAGTCCTTGCTGTCGAAGCGTCTCGACCTGCTGTTGCAGCGCGCTGGTGTACGTGCTGACAGCCAGAGTCTGCTTGCGCAGGCGACCTTCTTCGTTGGTGGCGATGATCGACAGTTCGCTGTCGCTATCCTGCTGCGCCTTGACCATGGCGCTGCGGGCATCAGCGATCTTCTGATCTATCTGGATAACCTGAGCCGC